AGCCGACGGTGCGTGAATCAACCAAACGCGCTCCGGCACAGGCAACCGATGCGTCCGATGTCATTAAGAAGTGGACTAAGAAATAAGGAGAGCCATGTCGCGCCCGTATAGTACGAAGTTCCTGAGTAGTCTGGACGAAGCAGATGATACTTATCGCATTGGCTACAAGATGGCAAAGCTTTGCGTCATTGCAAATCTTCCTGCTAAGTACGTAGCTGAAGCGATGGAAGTTTCACGAGCAACAGTTCATAATTGGTTTCGCGGCGCGGTGTTGCGTGGTAAAAACGAAGATATGGCTTTGGCTTTCATCAGGCTTTTAGAGAAGGACTTGGAGGCGGGAGTATTGCCAGCCAAGTCCGTGAAGGGAGCCAAAGCCTACATCGAAGACATGATTGGGAGACCAATATGAAATACTTTATAGCAATCTGGGCAATCGCTGCTGCTGGTATGGCTTACGCTGGGTGTTCCTCACACAGCTACTCATATAACGGGCGGTATGTGTACTGTACAACTTGCTGCGATAGCTACGGCAACAACTGCAACACGTTCTGCAACTAAGTAGCAGTACTTTACCCATTAACAAGGCAGGAGAAATCCTGCCTTTCTTGTCTCTGCGGATATGATAAAACAATTTTACGAGAAAGCATTGCCTTCGCAGGGCGTCTACTGTGTAGCTAAGATAGACAACAAACGCACTACACAGAGATTTGCGGAGTCTATAGATGATGTCGAAAATCTTGCAAGACAGTTTAGCTTGGAAAAAGCTAACGTCTACGTCGCCCTTGCATCCTTCGACGGTTATAGTCGCAAGGCAGAGGACGCGCAATTCCTACGTTCATTCTTCATTGACCTTGATGTCGGGGCCGGGAAAGCAGAACTCAGACGTGGATACGCTAGTCAGGGAGACGCTCATATTGCACTACAAGCATTCATCCCAAGGGCTGGCCTACCTCCCCCCGTTATCGTTGACTCAGGCACGGGAGTACATGCTTACTGGTTATTCGACAGAGATATACCCGCTGCCGAATGGAAGCCATACGCCGAGAAGTTCAAGACACTATGCCTTGAGAATGACTTATTCATTGATCCGGTTGTTACAGCGGACGTGGCGCGGATCATGCGCTGTCCTGAGACATTTAATTACAAGACTACACCACCTAGTAAGTGCGAAGTAATCAGCGACGAACTCCACGTCTATTCGTTCGATGAGTTCAAAGAGTTCTTAGGGATAGTAGAAGAGACGCCCGCAGAGCTGTTGAAGAAGCTGCCTAAAGGTCTGGACGACGACACTAAGGCACTGATGAAACTCGACAATCAGGAGACCTCCTTTGAAAAGATCGCTATCAGAAGTCTTGAAGGTGACGGCTGCGAACAAATTAAATGGGCGATTGAAAATTCTACAACTCTGCCGGAACCTATCTGGACAGCAGCACTATCCATTGCACAACATTGTATCGACCGCGACGTTGCTATCCATAGACTATCGGAAGATTATCCCGGATACGATGCGGCAGAAACGGAACGCAAAGCAACATTACGGCAAGGAAAACCCTACTCCTGCACAGTCTTCGACAATGAAAACCCCGGCATCTGCGACACCTGCAAGTACAAAGGCAAGTTCACCAACCCGCTTGCACTCGGACGAATCATCAAGATCGCCCAAGCCCCTAAAGAGGACGCAGTTCGGGAGTACGAGAATCCCGAAGATATTCCAGCAAACGTAATCCCTGACCATCCACAGGCACTGTTCCCGTACTTCCGTGGGCAGCACGGCGGCATCTATTACCAACCACCACCTACAGTGGATAGGAAGGGCGTCAAGAAAGAGTACGACCCCGTACTGGTATACCCGCACGAGTTGTTTCCGATACGCCGGATGTACAGCAAGCTGGACGGCGAGATTCTTATGATGCGCCTTCTGTTGCCCAAAGACGCGCCGCGTGACTTCATGTTGACTACACGGGGCTTGAACGCGACCGATGAGTTTAAGAAGGCAATCGGCTTTATGGGGATAACAGGCGGGGCAGAAAAACTACAACACATCATGAGGTACATAATGAAGTGGGGACATTACCTACAAACTCAGTCTGAAGCAGAACTCATGCAGATGCAGATGGGTTGGACAGAGCCGGTGGGAGACGACCGACTGGGCCGTGAGTATGTCATCGGCAACAACTTAATTAAATCAAACGGCAAGATAGTCCCGACGCCTGCATCGCCTATGGTTCGCAGTATCTCAAAACACTTTGAGCCGAAGGGTAGCCTTGAAGTATGGAAAGAGTGCGCCCAGCAGTTGAACCGTCCGACGATGGAGATGCACGCGTTCGGTACGTTGATTGGTCTGGGTTCACCGCTCATGCCGCTAACGTCCACACCGGGCGCTGTCGTTAGTTATACAGGTAAATCAGGCAACGGCAAGACGGGGGCGCTGTACGCAAACCTTAGCGTCTGGTGTAACCCAGTCGGTATCTCGGTCTTCGATGCCACAAACAACGGCTTGAATCAACGGTACGTCACCCTGAAGAACGCAGCGTTCGGCGTCGATGAAGCGCATGAACGTAAGATAGAAGAACTTGGCAAGATGGTTCACGCCATCTCGCAGGGTAAGGCCAAGATCAGGATGCAGGGGTCGATCAACGCTGAACGGGAGCATGAACTCTTAGCGTCATCGATTGCCATGATGACCTGTAACGTGCCGCTGCTGGAAATGATCATGTCCAAGAACTCTATGGCGACGGGCCAGATGGCACGTATGGTTGAGTTTCTTGTAATGAAACCACAGCTATTGTTTGACGAGCCGGGGTTTGGCCCCAAGGTCTTTGACCTGTTCAAGTACAACTACGGTCATGCAGGACGCAAACTCATCCCCGCGTATTTTGCTCACGGTGAGGTAGCGTTAAAACAGATAGTGGACGAGTGGATTGAGCGGTTCAAGAAAGACTTTGGCAACGACGCTATCTACCGCTTCTACGAGAACATCATCGGCGCAACTATGGCAGGAGGCACGGTAGCTAACGAGATCGGCCTCATCGACTATGACCTAGAACGTATTTACAACAAGGTCTGCTCCGAGATGATCAATATCCGGGACAAGGTGGTGAACCTCGGCGAGACGGATTACTCGACGCTGGTTGGTGACTTCATCAACAAGTACTACACGGGCTTCTTGGGCATCAACGACGGCAAGGTCACGATGGAGCCGAGGACGAGTCTGGTTGGCAGGATCGACCTAGCGACGGGGCTTGTCACCATATCGACGACCGAGTTTAAGAAGTACTTGATTGAGAAGAGTGTCAGCTCACGCGAGTTCGAACAGAACATGCGGGAGAAAAAGATACTGGTCGATATAAAGAAATCACGCCTCGACGCTGGCTGGAAGCAAGCTCTGAGCATCCTTGACAAAAACATGAATGTGAACACCTATGTCTTTGCGACCCAAATCCCAGATACTTTCTTTGGAACCGATGGAGATGGACAGGCTGACGGAGGAGCCTGAGTGGATTTTTCCTTATGACTACATGGCAGTGGGGGAGAGTTTCTTCATCCCCACGCTACGCCCTGCCCAGATGATGTACGTGGCGGACATCGCCGCCAAGAAATCCCACATCAAGGTAAAGATTTATACCTGTGAGAAGGAAGGTCATCTGGGCATCAGGGTGTGGCGCACCGCTTAAGGCTCAATACCAAACGCTTTGTACTTCTGTATCAGGCTGTATTTCAGCAAGTTCTGTTGAAGTACAGCATTGTCAACGAGGTCTTTCCTAGTCTTTAAGTCTAGCCCCCGCATGGTGCGCCACTTATTAGCTTCTTCCCGCAGATTTTTAAGCTGCTTATTAGCGTCTCCGTCGTACATCTTAGTGAGCATGGCGTCGAACGGATTCTTAGCTAGGTACTCGTAGTACTGAGCTGGGTCAGACTTGAACATTTTTATGTTCGCAGCGCGGTCTTCTAAGTCTTTTTCAATCTTAGACCATTGACGAGCGTCTATGTTTGATCGAGTGCCAAAGAAACTGTCGAATAACATAGTGTCGGTATGGGCGTTGAAGTCCTTCTTGCCAGACAGCCAAAGCCCCATATTTACTGGGCTATTGAATAACGCTGCGGCACCGTCAGCATAGTTGTTGAAGAAGAAGTACATCACGTTGGGGCTCCAGTTAATAGCCCCGTTTGTTGACTCGACTAACAGTCGTGTAGCGAACTTATACGCTTCAGGTATGTTATCCCCGCCGGTGTAAGCGTCGCCATACTTAGATTGCCGGTTGTTATATATCTGCTGACCCAGCGCGTTCGTGTTCATGTAGTACTCAAACATGGGGCGCAAAACGCTTGGTGTGATGGAGTCAATAGCAAACTTCCCCGGTTCTTCAGTAATCGGGATACGTGAAAAAGGCAAAGGCATGAACGAGTCAAGAGTGATTTGCACCATGTTGCCTAGAATGTCTCTTGTCTTAGTGGGGTTCTTAGGGTCTGACATTGCAGCTAATTGAGCCCCTAACGCTGCGAAAGCGCCTAGACCAAAGCCCCACGGCAGCTGAACTGGAGCTTCAAGCCCCGGTATATGGAAACGAGCAAACTTAGTCCACCGCGCCATATCGTCTGAAGACACACTGTTACGCCCAATATCATCATCGTCTGAACTGCTTTTAGCCATGAGATACGTAGCAACCCCGGCACCGATCAGTGCCCCTACGACTATTCTTGAACTTTGCTGTAGCTGTTTGTAGTTATTGTCAAAATCAGCTAGTGCTTTATCTAGTACAACAAGTTTATCTTGCAGCTTTTTCTTTTCTGTTTCAGTAACATCCCCGGTTAGTTTGTGCCTAATCTGAGCGGCTTCAGCAAATTCAGGCAGCGATAATCTAACGCGGTCTCTATTCTGAAAGGCAGGGGCAACAGCGTCCATAGCCCGCACCGCACCGGTTGCCGAGGGACGATAGAACATGAATAACGAGCCAATCGCCCTACCCCATTCGCCCACTTGTTCGAAGTTAGCAAGGTTCTTGGCGTACGCAGCGGCGGTCTTCGTCGCAGCGGTATCTACTTCGTCTTTGGTAAGGCCAGCTTTTTTGGAGAGCTTTGCAACCTCATCGGCTTTGGCAATACGGAAGGCCGTAGTCCGCGAAGTCATTTCAAAGGTGTCAATCCAAATGTCGAAGAACCGTTCGATCTTGCTTGTATCAAGCAGCTTACCGCCGGGGGTCTTTAACAGTTGGTCTAGCTGGCCTTTAGGTGCAATACCTGCGATGTAGGAGACCTTGCCGCCGGTTTTGACGTAGTCCATCAGGTCTTTGTAATAACTGTCATTCTTAGCTAGTGCCTCAATTTTTTTCGTATCACCTTTAGAATACAGGCGTACAAAGTTCCAAGACCTTCGCATGTTTCCGTTAACAATATTCAGAGCCACGGCGCTGAGATAACGGAATGACTGCAATGGGCCAAGATAGCCTTTACCCTCTGCACCTATAGCCCAAGCGTTAGTCAACACGTCACGAACAAAGTTAACGGGGGCAAACGTAAGTTTGAAGCGGGTGTGCATCTGCCCAACTCTGCCAGTCAGCGTGTTCATATTATTTATTATGAAATCTGCTACTGGGTTAGTGTCGCGGTAGGTACGCCGGATAGCTTCACGTTGCTGCTTGTCGTTAATCTGGATGATTGCTACTCTGCCGTTAGGCATGTAATGGAATATCTTGGTGTCACCCTTTAGTTGTTGCAGCAGGTCATCATTAGCACGGTCTTTGAAGTCGATATAGTCTTTCTTGGTCTCGCCTTCTTTGCCAAAATTCATTATCTCGCCGCTAAGTGTTTTCTCTTTCACAGCGTTGTAGATTGCTTGTGTTACATCCTTGCGCCCAGCACGCATCGCCGCCTTAGCGCCATCTGCCATAACTTGCAGGATTGGGTTGTCAGGCACGGTTAAACGGCCTTCGAACGTGTGGATGTCTTCTTGGAAGTCCCCGCCTAGCCTACGCCCGTCGTGGTTAAAGATGTCCGCTTTGTCTTCGTTGAAGTTCTTGCCTTTGAACGGCACGTAGTTATCGTAGCCGTAGAACATAATGTAGTTGTTGGCAAACTCAGACATGTAGTTAGCCATCGCGTTCAGTTCAAGCGTGACTTTGTTTACTTCCTTAAGGGCGTTCAATACCTTATCAGCCTCTGTCTTATGCTTTTCGTAGTCGGCTTTGATCGCTTTAATCTGTTCTGAGGTGTAGCCAGCCACAGCGTACTTCTGGCTTTCTCGGTTAAGCAAGTCTGGGGCTACGTTTGTGTCGAGGTTAGCTTTGTCATTAACGATAGCTTCAAGCTGCGCCCGCAAGTACTTAGCGCCGGACAAATCAAGCTTGTGTTCATCCAGATAAGCAAAGATGGCGTCCCGTGCCGCACGAGGAGAGATACCCTTACCCGTAGTTTTATTAGTAAGAGTTTCAGTTTCAGTCAGATCGACTGTGCGTAAATACAATGTCTCTCGACGCTCCGCCTCATGCAGGGCCACAGAGTACATGCCTAGTTCTTTTAGGGCGGTATCTACATCAAGCTTACGCGCCTTGGCGTAGTCAACCACCGCTTTACGCACAGTCTCATTGCCCTCCTGAACATACTGGGTGTAGAGCCAGTGCGCGTTGCCAGACGACAAAGTTATCTGGTCATAGATGTTGTTAAACCCTGTGCCGTAGGCCAAGTAGCGGCCTGTCAGCCACATTCTGCGCTGCCAATTCTTTATCGCGGCACGATCATTTTGAAGAAGCTTGACGGCACCCTCTACAAACTTAGGCGCGTTAAAGGTCTTAAAAATGTCCCGTGTCTTAAACGACGGACTTGGGATTGTGTCGCGCAGTTCATTGACGTTAGTAGTGCCCCCAGCCGGTGCAGCAATAGCTGGTTTAGCTGGTTTAGCTTGTTTCGCCATGTAAGACACACCGACAGCAGGTGCGGTGCGGTCTGCCTTAATAATCTGCTCAATCTGTGTCAGTACATCACCAAGCACCGCGCCATAAGTGCCGCCAACTTCTTTTAGTTCTTCTGGGCTAAGCAAACGGTTGCGGAAGCCAAGCATCTCCATGATGCGTTTGGCAAAGAGCGAGAACACATTTTGCGGTTTGCCGCCCTCTTGCATGGGCTTCAGGTTGCCCAAAGCTTTCTGAAATTCAGGGTTGGAGAAAGCTTCCGCTACAAATTCCTTGAGCGATCCTATGTCGAACTTCTTACCAAGCTGGGCGTTGACATATCTATACAGATTGTCGAGCCTATTGATTGCAGCTTGTTGTTCTTTTGTCAGGCTTTTACGATTGTCAATTGCGTGGTCTGCCATGAAGTGGGTGAACTCATGCAGCGCAACGATGTCTAGACGGTCTTTGCCTAGGTTGTTAATGTCAATCGTGATTGTTTCAGTTGACGGGTCGTACTTACCGGCTCGCCCATCTTCTACCGCGCCTAAGACTATAGTTGGCTGAACGTCAAAGGTCTTCAGTACGTCGTATAGCTTTCTGGCAAAGAAAGCCGTAATAGAATCATTGATGCGCTCGTTGGCTATGGCAGCAAACACTCTACCTACGTCGCCGCTTTCTAGCGCGCTTCGTATAGTAGCTTCTCTTTTCTGCTCAAGCGTTTCAATCTGAGTCGGGCCAGTCTTTTCTTTAGCTGGCGCGGCTTTGCGCGTCGGCTTCTCAATCTCTTCGATCTGTTTTTCTACCGCTTCTTTTGCAGCTTGCTCGCGGCTCTTGCGCAGGTCTGCCTCAGTAGTTGTTCTACCGATGTTCTTGACAGCCTTTACTTCGCGGTGAAACAATTCAACGGCGCGTTTGCGCACCGCTTCTTGCTGTTCTTTAGACAGGCTCTTGATGAACTTGTCCCGTGCTTGCATTTGCGCGCGGCGCTCATCGGTAAGTTTGTTCTCGCTTACGTTTTCATTGAACAGACGTACAAGTTCAGCTTCAGGCATCTTCTGCAAGATGTCGAGCGTTGTGGCTTTCTCCGGCTTAGATACTTTCTCGCCACGTGCCTTAGCTTCCTTGTATGCGGCGTCTCTTGCGTCGTTTTCTTGTTTGACGCGCTCCTTTAACGCCCGCTTTATGTTGCTGTACGCTGAGTCGTAGAAGTCGAACGCGGTCTCCGCCGACGCGTAACCCATGCCTTCCTTAATAGATGTGGCTGGGGCAGCGCGGGTATCAGTCTCCATGCCCAGATACGCAGCCTGATCTGGCGTAAACGTCTCTGTTGGGGCGGCTTTCTCTTCTTCGAGTTTGATTACGCGCTTTGCGGGTGCGGCTGCGGCAGCGGGGGCTGCTTGTTCTTGTCCTTGCGCTTCTGTTTCGACGGTTTCAGTGGTTTCAGCGACACTTGGCGCTCCTTTATTTGCTTGTGTAAACTCATCGTATTGTTGACGCACAAAATCCGCATCGACCACAGACAACTGTTGATTCATCAACTGCGCAGCGTCAGCTACTACTTGATCTACTGTTTTTCCCGCCTGTACCCCGCGCTCTACTAGTTTGCTTAGTAGTTGCTGCGTTTCTGCTTGTTCAAGTTTTCGGGCTTGTTTTTCAGCCCCAGTTTCGGTAGCAAGAGGAGTAAAGTTTTTTTCCGCAGCTTCAGTGGTTACAGCAGCACTTGGCGCTCCTTCTAGTGTAGTTGGCTGTGCTGGCGTTGTAACAGTAGCTGATTCAGCAGCCCCTCCAGCAGGCACCATTCCACCGGCGTCAGGTGTTGTAACTCCTCCGGTGGGTGCTCCCAATTCTGATGCAGGGCCAGCAGGGCGAGACTGATCTCCTGTTGTGTCAACTCCAGCAAGTTGCGTGACATCAGCAACCTCCTCTTTGGTAGTACGAAACTCATCGTACTTAGGTTTAGCTAATTTATCTTCAATAGATTTAATACGTTTTGCGGGCAACGCTTTGCCATCTGAATCAACCCCTGCGGCAAGCATCTCGTTGTATCGAAGATACTCTTCTTCCGCCGTTTCATTTTCTTTCTTAGCTCGTGGCAATGCTGGAGGCGTAGTGTCTCCAGTTAGTGCAATAGTTGGATCAATATCAGCGTCAGGAGTTTCAGTACTGACAGACCCCGGTGCCCTAGCTTCAAACGTAGGTAGCGGTGGGGCTTCTTGTATTTCAGAAGGCGCTGCGGGTGGTGGCACCGTACCTGTTTCGTCTGGCACAGCGGTCTGACTTATCTTAGCTGCCTCTTCTTGAGCCTTAGCGTCTAGTTGTGCCTGAGCTTTACCCCTTTCATAGATAGTACCCGGCACAGAGATAGCACCGCCAAGCAGTGCGCCGCCTATGAAGTTATCGAAGTATTCTTTACGGGCTTCTGCGTCTGTCAGGTTGAGTCCTGCTTGAGCGCGTTCAAAGACTTGCTGCGCGGCTTCAGTAACGCCTTCTGTGCCAGAAGACTTAGCCATGTTGATGACTATGCTCTCCTTGGCGATTTGCGCCGCTTCCTTTTCACCTAATTCAACGCCCGCTTTGGCAAAGATGCCGCGAAGTCCCGGCACCATACGAAGACTCAACGTGTCGAGCGCGGCTTGTGGCACGGACGCAGCTACCGCATTCAAGACCTTCAGGTCTTTGGCGGAGACGTTCTCTTCTAATTGACGCGTCAGGTTAGACCCGGAGAACTGTAGCGCCGACGTAGCAAACGTAGCTCCAGTTGCGGCGATAGAGGTGCCAAGAGCGCCAAGCCCTAAAGCAGGAGCACCAAAAGCTGCGGCAGCGCCCGCTGCAACAGGCGCAACCATATAAGCGGCAGACTGACCGGCTAGACCCTTAAGGTATTCCCAAGGCGCTTCGAGTAGTTCAGGCTGTTTGTAGATTCTTGCAGCTTGTTCCCGATACTCTTTTGCTTTTTGCTCAGCGCCTTCTATATCATTAGCGGCTTTAAGCGCCTCAATGTCGCCAAGTAACCTTTGAAAGCCCGCTTTAGCGCCAGCTATAAACCCTGTTTCAGGTTCAGACTTAGGTTCAGGTTCAGGCCCCCGTGCCTTAGGTAGTATGTCCTGTTCTATCGCCTTTGTAATATCTTCAGGCGACATACCGCTAGGGAAATTAACTACACCTACGCCCTCAATATTTACTCTTGGCATGGTTATCTCTTACTTAACAGGCGTTAGTCCTTTGCCGGGCACATAGTTAAACTCTGCGGCACCAGACGGAGCAGTCTTATCAGCCCCATCTATGATCGCATTCAAGTCCACGTCATACAAAGCAGCAGCTTGTGCGGCGACACGATTTTTAGTTTCTTTAAGCGCCTTGAGTTTGTTTTCAAATATTTTTTTACCCTCAGGGTCTTTTATTGTCGCTATATTCGCCGTTGCGTCGTTAATTTCCTTAGTGATATCTTTTGTTTCGTTCTGAATGTAGACAAGCGCGTTCCTCTTTCGCTGATCGGCCTGTTTTGCTGCTTCTCTATCAGCTTTATTTTCCGCTTGTTTAGCGCGTAGCATTTCAGCGCCTTCACGAATCTTAGCGACTTTAATATCTTTCTCGCCACCAAGCTCAGTCGCTGCCATTTGACCCGACACCCTCAATTTTGTTTCTTGCTCGTTGGCTTGCAACTTAGCAAACTCTAAAGACGCGGAAGCAAGTTTAGCCTTAGCGTCTTGATCAAGCTTAGTTGCTTCATCAATTTTGCCTTTCTTCTCCAGAAGCTCAGCTTTGTCTAGCTCATATATAGACTTTTTGATGCTTCTCTGAAGCGCCCGAGCACGGGTCTGGTCATCCAACAGATCAGGCACTGTGTCGTTAATCGCAGTAAGTGCAGCCTTCAGCACGGGGCCGGGGGTTGAGCCGAACTTAGCAAACATCTGTGCCCAGCGTAGATGCTCAGCTTTCTTAGCGTCGCCATTCGCTTCTTCTAACGCTCTCTGTTGCTCCGCCTTTTCGTTCTGATACATAGCCATAGGATCGACGCCATACTTGTCGTAGAGTTTCTGACGACGCTCCATCTGACCTTCTATACCTACGTCCGCTTCTGTTTTATAGCTATCCCGCAGAGTTCTCAATGCGGTGAGACCTTCATTTGGCGTAGCGGCTACACGTTTAAATTCAGCCTGATACGGGCTGGTTTCTGCTACAGGTTTAGGCGCAGCGGCTTTCGGGCGTGCAGCAACCGGTGGGGCTTCTTTCTTTGGCTCTTCTTCCGTACCCTGCATCGGATTTTTTACGAATTCTTTTACCCTATCCCCTTCTTTAAACGCCACGGCACCGCCGCCCGCCATACCACGCACTTGGTCACGACGCTTCTTCTCAGCTTGGGCGATGCCCATAGTCTCAGGATCGGTGTCCCCGCTCATCTTGTCTTTAAGCTGATCGTCAGACAACTTCTTCATCATGCCCGGCAGCTTGTATGGGTCAACGCCGGAAGCAATACCACCGCTCGCCATCTCTTTAATAGCGCCGCCCTCGGCCTTCATAGCTTGCATGAGGTTCGCACCAGCACCAGCCAGACCAATACCTTGCTGCAAGAACGACGGCTGCGCCTGATACAACTGAGTAGTTGACGCTTGCATCGGCAAGCCACGCAGCATGTTGGACAGCGTGCCCAACTGAATGAACGGATACTGCTGCTTGGTAGCGTAGTCTTGGATGAGCTGGTTCAGGCGGTTCTGCTCATACTGCTGCTGTTTCTCGCCAACCCCCATCTGCTGACCAAGTAAGCCTAGCTCCTGCTTGTACTGTTGTTCTCCTAGCGCACCGAGTTGTCCAGCGCCTTGCAACGCCTGACTGTAGCCCTGAAGCCCCAGAGTGGAACCAAACTGCTGAGCTTGACGCGCTTGCTCGAACGCGGTCTGCATCCCTTTGCCGTAGATGTCTGCTTGCTGTTGGGCGAGGTTACGCTGACGTTCTGCTTCTACTAACCCGTGACGTGAGCCGCCAAACGCACCGGCCTGAACTGCTTGAGCTTGCTGTCTTTGCCCTTCAATCGCCGACTGTCGTGCGGCTTCGCGCATCTGTGGCTGCAACGCGTTTTGCATGTACGGCGACATGTATGACTGCATGGCGTATGGGTCTGTGGCCTGACGCGCATAATCGGCACCGGCCCCCATAGAGCCTAAAATGCCCGCACCAGTAAACCCAGTAGCTGCACCTGTTTGCCCCGGCAGTTGGTAGTTACCGATACCCTGCATAGCCCGCGCTTGCATTGGGGTGAATCCCGCTACAGTCTCACCGGGGCCACCACGCGCTTTGTCAAACTCGGAGTACGACGTGAACGGCTGGAAACCAGTTATCTGCCCCTTATCGCCATAGTTATAGATTTGTTTTTCTGTAGACCCCATCATCCGCTCAACGTACGGACGAGCGTAGTCAGGGATGTTCGAGGTTTCAGACTTAGTTGTAGTCGGGCCACCGCCGCCGAAGTAGAACGTAAACAGGTCGGGGTTGAAGATAAACTTTAAAAAATTAAGCATTCAAGTGCTCCTCGCGGTACTCCGCAAAGCGTTCATTAACAACGTCTTTCCACATTTCCGGTACGTACTCTGCGGCTTTTTCTGGCCCAACACATACATGTATTGCATAGGCTAAGATATTTCCAGCGGCATACCTAAGCATGTGCGCTGCCTCTAACCCACGTTCATCTTTCTCGCGCTCAAACTTATTCGCAGTCTGGTACGAGGACACCACGGTTATCCACATCGGCATTACATCGCGCTGTATCTGCTGGTAAAAAGGGTTCAGCGGTAAGTAAACAAGGCAGATAAGGAAAGAGTTGTTTATATCTAACTCAGTCACGTCCTTGTCTTTATCAACCAAGTCGTCCCACAAGTGCGCAAGGTCAACCAGCATACGGTACATCTGTAGCGCGTCGGTGTTGCCACCGAACCATTCTAGTTTCCCGTAATTATTCATGCGGGCAGGTGTTTGTCAGCTTTGCTGTTGACCGCTACCTTCTTCTTACCGATGCTTTTCTTGCGGGTATTCTGCACGCGCTCCATCATGGCGTAGAGTTTTCTCGCACCAGCTTCAGTCGAACCGTTACCCAACTCAGAGACAATACGCGCTGGGATTACAAACTCGCCATCAGCAAGACGAGCAGGCTGGCGCTTGCCAATAACAGCAGGAATAGAATCCGAAACTCCATCGCCCGGCCCCCTTAAGAGTCGTCCACCATCGGAATAGCCACCAAGACCGTACATGATGCCCCCACCCGCAGCTTCAATCGGGGTGTCCATATAGGTGTCAATATCACCAAGGCTAGTTTTTGCCATCGGCGTTACTGGTACTTTGTTCTTTTTAGCGAGTCTTGCATGTTCAGCCATAGCAGCGGAAAAGGGGCTGCTTAACTGTTGTGTACGACTACGAGGAATGATGCCGGGGTCTGAGCGTTCGCCAAGTAACTTCATTAATTCTTTTTCGCGCTCGGCTTCCATCTCTTCGTAAGTTTTAGACAAACTTCTGGAAGCTCTTTGGGCACGGGTTTGCAGGCCGTACTCACGCCGCTGCGCCTCAGAAAGCCCACCTTCTGCAAACTTCTGTTCCCCCGTGTATGCACCGACTGCTGGGCCTTCGCCGGGAGATATGACGTTAACCGCTTCCGGACGCTGCACCATCGGGTTGCTATACAGCGCCGTTTGAAGTCCAGCTTGTGGGTACATCATGTTGCCGCCTACAGCGTTCTGCGCAGACATCGTTTCAACTGGCCCGCCCACGGCGTACTTCATAAGCCCACCTTCAGCCGCGTACTTCTGGTACTCATAGGACGGCTTAAACGGCTCGACTGAAGCAATAGTTGGCTGAAAACCAGACATATCGACTGTATTCTTGTACTTGTCTTTGTCTTCTTTTTTGGGCTGGTTCATGTACTGCCCAAGGGTCATTAGCCCCATACCCACTCGATCTGGATTATCTTTTGCGTATCGCAGCGCAGTCTCAAAACCTTGCTCAAGTGCGCTCTTTGGCGCTAATGGAAATGCTGTTTCTTTGACCCCCATCAACTCGTCTACTGGTGTTGTCGTCAGCTGTGATAATGATGTGCCTTTATCAGCCGCTGCCCTAGCAAAGGTACTGTTCTGCGGCAACAGGGGGGAACCTTGTGGCAAGCCCACATCCGGTGTTATAAACTCCGGCACTGGCCCTTGAGCCGATGGCACATTTGACTTAAATGGCGAGAGTGGTGGGCGGTACGCTATTTGTTCATTTAACGCTTGCGCCTGTTCCACTGTCATACCGCCGGGTTTTACTGGCTGAATTTGAATTGGCGCATTTTGTATTGGCACGTCACTGATTGTGTTCGGGCCGACAGACGTATTAGCTTGATTAATCCCAGCCGACTGCCCTGCCGGAGGAAGTGTTGTAGCGGGGGCAGTGGGTGTAATTGGCCCACCGGCGGTCGGTGGCAAACCGGCAGGTTTAGCAGAGAAAATACCCTGTTTCATCGCCTCTACACCGGTTTGCTGCGCTGCCTGTGTGCCAGCTTGGGCTAGACCTTGTTGAGCCATTTGCTGCATCGAGGCATCAATAATGCCTTTCTTGGACGCTTCAAGTGCTGCGGTCTTACCGGCTTGAACTCCCACTTGCTGCATACCGGCTTGAATAGCTTGCTGTTTAGCTAGTTCTAATGCGGCGGTGGTTCCGGCAGCGGTGAGAGTAGGGGCGGCGGCGGCGGTAACGACGGGCGCAGCCATAGCAGACTTAGCAACAGCGGCAGCAACGATTTGTGGCATGGTTAAATCTCCCTCTTCATAAGCACTAGCCCCATGTTCTGCCCGTACTTATACAAACCAAACATTTTGATAAGTTTTTGCGCCTTCTTATCATGTTCTAAAGGCGTTGCATAGACCTCATTGTACCCTTCAGCCTTAAGATTTGGCGCAATCACATTAGTAAAAATACTACGGTACCGTTTGAACTTAGAGGGCGACCATGCCCCCTTTTCTATGTTCAGGTGAAGCGCAACGCGCTCTAGTTCAAATATGTAATCACAGAGGAAAGTCACCTCTGCATCTTGATAAAGAGTTCTGCGAGGGCTCATCACCCCACCTTCCAATCTGTACCGTCTGAATAGACAGGCACTCCTGTAGTGCCCCCGCCCGCTACTGTAGAGCCAAAAGTGGTCACAGACGAGTCGATAACAAACGCTCTAGCCCCCGCACCAAGAGCCGCCGCTCCGGGCAATGTTGCTACTGTGAAAACACCACTCAAACAAAACTGTCTGGCTAAGTTGTCAATCGTGGCGAAATACTGGCGAAGGATGTTGTTGAGGGTGTCGTGGTACGAACGGTCGTATTCAACCGGCGCAAACGGCAGTAACGGCGTTCTGGTAAATGCTACGGTTTTTAGGCGTGTTGTCATTTATTGCCGTCCGTCTGGTCGAACATCGATACGGGGTACGCCTAGTTGCCACTGTGTGCCAAGCGTATCTGAACTAACCTTGAACGCCATCTGCCGTCCACGGATGCGGCTATACACAATCTCAGTAAACCGCTGCACTGTGTAAGTAGTTTGACCTGCATATGTATTTGGTGCCACTGAACTTACCGTCGGTGACGGAGATACGCCATACCCTGACCCCGGATTCTGTCGAGGGCGTACCGTAAACTGAACTGCTGGGTTTACCGTTGTAGAGCCTCCAGTACTAGAACCATCAAAGGTAATGTCGGGGATGATTCGCCACACAAACCCATAGTTATGCCCATCATCAATATCAAAGTCAGATGACTGCACATACGCATTAATAGGGCTTGGTGGGTTAGTTGAGCCATCGTCAATCGCTGCCTCGTGGTAGACCATAAGGTTCTTACCTGTCGTTGCGACAGGGAACTGACGCAGCGGAGAGTCAAGCCACGCCGTGCGGTCTATTGAACCGTAATACCAAACACGGTCAAGGTAATTAAAGATGACGTAGCGGTCTATCTCATTAGAGTTAGCAGAACAGTAGAACCACCAGACCTCTGAATATCCTTCGTTCGTGCCCGCCTGAATTTGGGAAAACTGTTGTCGGTTGATGTCGTTAAAGATATACGTACGCACCGAGCATGGCAGCGTCTCAACTCGACCAGAGTAGATGTAAAACTTATCGACGCCCATCCAGTACACAACGCCTGAAGCGGTTGCCATAGCATTTTGCGAAGTAATTGAGATGTTGTCAGCTAGTAGAGTAATTTGCCAAACTAACGGTGATCCAATAAATTGCATGGAATAGATGGCTGCATCTGTCCAAATATTAATTTCCTGACGCGTTTGCAATGCCCCAATAATTTGTGAGCCATGAGATAAACGCTGAAACCCAGCGGTCGTAGTAATATCAGTTGGGTCCCAGTCAGTGTAGCTTTCTTGCGCTGTCCAACGAATAAGCATCGGATCAAAAGCCGTTGTGCCATAGGTTCCTGCCTCATCACAGCCAAACGCGATCACAATACGTGACTGATCCGATACCATGATCTCGTTGATTTTGCTAGGAACATACGTGCCAGAGACTAGCGTGCCACGGGTGCCGTAAGCAGGAGTTGAACCTGAACCCGGTGCCCAATAATATAAAGCGCCACCACGTGGACTAAATAGTAGGTCTTCCCCAAAGTTAGCTTGGCTCCAAAGACGGAGCTGCAAACCAAATCCGGTACTAAACGACGAACCCCACGTACCACGCGACCACGATCCTGTACCCCAGCCAGTGCCAATGGTAAAAACGGGGAAGCCTGTATTGATCTGATACGCAGTGTCAGTCGCCGAGCCCCCATTATTTGAATCCGAAGCGTTGGAGAAAACGGTAAAGTAAAGCGCCTGAAGTCCGGTGCCTTCGCTAGTTAACGTAATTGGTGCGCCGCCACTTGTTAGCGACAGTTGGCAAGTATTACCAGTAACATTCACCAAGTAATACGTGACCGCATAGTTCAAACCACCCGGCGCACCAGCGCCTCCACCAATTACCAGCGCGACGGTATTGCCGTTAGCCATCGTGGTACCGACTGGCAGTGTGATCCGGGACGTTGTTGTGTTTACCGTGAAGTTAAGCCCAGCAACAGAAGTGCCCGCCGCACGTGCCACAATCGTATATACCGTCCCAGATGTGACGGACTGTATTTGATACTCTTGGTCAAGAATAGTGTTAGTTATATTCCCGCCAAGACTTGCCGAGTTTGAAAATGTGACAAAGTCACCAGCCTGCAAGCTGGATGCACTAGCGTCGGTAACGGTAATGAACGGAGAAAAAGGCGAAACAGTAACCGCTGCAAAAGTAGTTGAATTTAAGTTAGTCACACGAATAGGTGTGATGTCGTAGTACACGCCACCGTTCTCAACATAAAACTTTGCATTCGTGCCAACACCCATCAGATTAAAACCTTTGAGCGTTACCCAGTTCCACAGTGAGCGGCAATAACCGAGGAATGTAGTGTAAGTTTCAACCGCCCATCCGCCTATCTTTTCAGGGAAGCCCGAACGAAACCGCACCTTGTCGCAGTCGTACCAACCACCTTCATTGGCAAGCGTAGTGCCTTCGCGGTTTACACCGGGGCGGAATTGTAGTTTCTGTAAGGGCACGGTGGCTCCTTATGTCTTGATGATGAAGTTAATGCCGAGATATGGAGGCATGTTTGCGTTAGTGCCGGATGAGCCTTCTGTGCTGTTAGAAACAGTAATTCCTGTAGTAGCAGTTGTAGTTGCCTGTGTTCTGTTTGTCGCATCCTGTCGATCACCGCCACCCCAAGCAGGGTTTGTATTGCCAGCGTTAGAGCCACGCCAGACATTTAACGTCATGCTATGCGAGTGGCTCGGATCAGTGACCGTTGCCGTGTGGGTGTGGCTTACAACAATCGCGTCTTTGGAGCCACCTGTAGCACCGATTGAAGCAGCAATAGTGTTTGCACCAATAGGCATCCTGTCCCGATAGTCGGGTAGATTAAAGGTTGTAGTCGTGTCTCCTGCACCAAACGTCGTACCAATCACAGCAAACAAAGCTGCATAGGTGGTGCGAGATACCGCCGCACCGTTACATAACAGCCATCCAGTAGGCGCGGTACCAGTGGACCACATAGTAAGTACCCCAGTAGGAACACCACTAGCAACCGCTGAGTCTACGTATTGTTTGGGAGCCGCTTGTAATGCGAGCGTTGGATTCGCATTAAGAGTTACGGTGCTACCAAATGTAGCTGCACCAGAAAAAGTAGTTGCCCCGCCCACGCTAAACCCACCAACAACCTGATTTAATTGTTCAACGATATTTGTGCCGTCCGAACGCAAAAGAACCGATTTGCCTGCGGGAACCGCAACTCCCGTGCCTGCGGCAGTCGTGTTACCAAGAACAGTGGAGCAGTAAATAGTGGCTACATAAGCAGAAGCATTATTAACTACGTACAGCTTGGGTACCGGCGGAACGTAAACCGCAAAGTTTGCAGTTGTTGTAGTAGTTAAACTAACCGCCGCGCAACGCGCTTGGTCAGCCGAACCGTTTGATGCAGTTAAAGCTTGATCTGCGGACGTAACTGAAACAGATGCCAAACCAGCAATAGCATCCTCAATCAACGTGCCAAGATTGGTATTGGTCGTAGTTCCCCACGTACCAGACTGCTCACCGTTGGCAATGAGTTCGATCCGTAGATCGGGGGAGTATGTACTAGGCATGGCTATTCCTTACTTTTGCCTGACGGCGTTGTATTGTTTAAGGCAGGTTTTAAGCTCTGATTGGAGTTCTGCTGCGAGGGCAGATTCCCCTGCAAAAGCTTCTGCGTGTTCCCTATAAAGTCGTGCTCCAGTACACCATACCGGGGCATCGGTAAGTCCGGCAGTACTGGACATGGCACCATCTTGGGCGGGGCGCTCTGGCCTGTCGCGCAAGCTGTTAGTAAGAGCGGTAGCACGAGCATTAATATCCCTGATCTGCGCATCCTTTTCCCTCCGCAGCTTGTCCGCCGCCTGTTGCATTTCTTGCTCACGTTGTCGGGCTTCTTCCTGCCCCTTGGCATAGGCGGCATACTGCTCAGCCTTCTCTTTATCCCACGCTTGCTGCACCTCGGCCCTGCCCGCAGAATTGCCTTTATAATACCCGCCCCCAGCCGCTGCGCCAACAGCTAACACAAAGCCGAGTATCACCCACGGGTTCATTTTGGCGGTACCTTCGTGCCGTCGAGCTTCTTGTGAATCTTGACCTCTTTGCAGACCTGCACTTCCTTACCCTTGTTGTCCTTCTGCTTGTTGCAGACCTTCTTCACTTCCTGCGCGTGAATCTGGAAAGCCAAGACAGCACTTAGTAAAACAGTAACAGCCATGCGTAGGTAGATAAACATTACGAAATCTCCGGGTGAGGTGGTTGCACTGGGGCTGGTTTGCCGCCATAGCCTGTGACTACAGACGGCGCTGAACTGATAGGGTCAATGGTTGGCTCCATACGTACAGGCGCATGGGTTGGTGCTGCGGCTTTGGGCGCTGGTGGCGTTGGCTTATCGTCACGCTCTTCCTTGGTAGACAGGCCGGGTGGCACGAACTGCTGAAGCGCATCCTTACCCTTGACCGCAAGCAAAGTTGCCAGACTGCCAAGTATATATTTGGACATGTCCGACAAGATCAGGAAGAACTGCTTGTCCGCCGGAGCCATCCCGCTCATCGGTTGCTCGACGAATACGACTGAATACAAGCTCACGCCCACCATGATGATCACGACGCAGCAGAACGTAATAGCGATAAAGAACTTAATTACTGCATCGTGTTGTTCCTGTGTCATTGCAAGGAACTGGCTTATTAGTTTTAGCGGGTTCATTGGGTTCCTCTTTCATCACTTCCGGTTTCAACAACTGATCCGGGCAGGTTCCTGTTACAGCACATTGTGGACGTTGACAGCGCGGTTTGTCCCAGTTTTCTGGGTTCTGACAAAAGTACCGAACCCGCTCACAACCACTAAGCCAAACGACTGCCAGTATCAAGCATAGCCAACGCAATTTCATAGTGATGCTCCCTATCTGCCAATCCAATATAGCCGCCGTTAATCGCACGGGTTAAGCCCTTAAAGTCGTTGCTATCGACAAACCGGTTCAGCTTGTTAGTCTCCCAGAACCAACACGCACTCTGGGCTGCACCCTCGAAGGTCTCCAAGTATTCCGACGCCTGCTCTGGGGTCAGGTCAAGTGAGGCACCGAACCAAAAATAGTTGTCCTTGCCGGTTAGCTGCAAAATCCCGCGTCCGCGAAACTTGAATCCCTCGGCACTGGCCTCGTCCCCATTACCCATCCGGCTTGCGTAGACACGGCTGGCGATCTTCTTAGGGTTGCGCTCGTACTGCTTGGCAAGGTCAAGGCTCGGGAAGTACTTCGGGAAGACGCGCATCAAGCCGGAAGCCGAGTAGTTCAGGTTCTCGGTGACAAACACGAAGCCGCCCGACTCATGACCGCACTGGGCTAGGAACGCGGCAACGCGCTTCGGGGTGTTGATCTGGTATTCGTCGAGAAGAGACTTGCCACCGAACTCCGTCTGCGGGCCAAACAGCGTGTCGTACCACTGCTGTGCATACTTGGTATGTGGGGCGAACTTCTTGAACTGTGCCAACGTAATCATCTGTCGTACATCCTTTCAATCTGAATCTCGCGCCGCAGTTCTTTCATCTTCCTGACCTCATGCACCGCAGCCTGTGTTGCGTAGTACATGTCGTAGTACATAAACGCTAAGACCGGCATCACGATAAAGAACATCAGCACCACAGCCAACACCACAACGATCAATGACCAAGGGACGTTCTCGTAATCATGCTTCTTGTCGTTAGCCACATTATTCCCACCGCCCATACTATTACGAAGAGTACTGCCGAAACCCACATTGCCTTTGCCCTGATTTCCGCTATTCTTTTTCTGCGTCGCCATGATGCTATCTGAGCCAGTCTAAGTTCCTCTGCGTGGGCTATCTCCTGTTCGGCAACAATCTTCTGCCGCATCTCATCAAACTTACCCCACAGTGCACCCAATTCTGGCGGGGCTTTGTACACCATCGTTTCTCTAACCTCTGCCCATATAGCATCCAGTCTTGAGTTGATCAGTATCCGCCGCAACGCCCGCTTACCTATACTGTCTTCACCCTTGTAGACTTGCTTGGCTTCAATCTGCTCTTTCAGTAACAGCTTACTAATCTCGTCATGCGTATCCATCAAGACGCCTAACTGAGTGCCGATGTCGGTAAATACGTCGTTCGGGTCAGCCTTAGCTATTTCCTGCACCCGCTGCACTTCGGCGTTGTACTGTGCTTTTTGTGCAGGTGTCGGGTCTACTATCTTGTTGTACTGCTCTTTTAAGTCTTTCAGTACATCGCCAACTTCTCCCGCTGCGCCTTTGATGTCTTTGTAAAGTTTACAACCAGCCTTGACCGCAGCAACAGCGGCGTTAGCAGCAGCGAGTAGGGTTAGCGGGTCAATTTATTCCTCCGCAGGTTCCGGTTCGTTGCCTTCAGCCAACCATTGAAGATAGGCTTGGTAATCCGTGTTGGCTGGATCGAAGGGAATGCTTACGCCATCCGACAGACGAATAACAATTCTAGGTTCTGGAAAATTAATATCTTTTTGTAGTTTGTACATTTATAGCTCCGAAGAAAACTGAACGCTGATAGTTGCTGCGCCGTTGGCAGACATAAATAATGACTGTCCAGCCGTTCCTCCACTAGCAAACCCTAACGTAAGCAACGCACCTGATGGGGTTGATACGGTATTTAATGTCGCTGATGTCAGCGTTACATATGCGCCGCCATTTGGTACATATACGGTGTAGTCTCCAATCACACGTCCGCTATCTAATGCGAATGTCGGGGTTGTCCGCATCTGTGTCGGGAACGGGAAAAATGCAAATCCGCCTGTTGCATTAGCAAACGCTCCTTGTGCGAGAAAGGCAAAGCTCGTTCCGTTGGGCGAGGGTCGAAACAAGTACCGTTGGCACAACTGTAGCTCCGTACCATACGGCCTGTAGTCAAAGCTGGTGGCTGTGCTGCCTTTTTCTAGTTGAAACCCCGTAATATCATAGTAATCGTTTGCCCCGGCAGTGCCAGTTGGATAGGCTTCAAAGAAAGCAGTAATTTCTTGGGCAGTTGCTGAGATAGTATATGTCTTTGTAAAGTATTGCCATGATGTAGTTAACGTCACGGTCTGCTGCTGTGTTGATGCTCCTGTCCAGCCGGGTGAAATAAGTGTATTTAATCCTTGGTCAGCAACTGTGCCTGTACGGATTGTGACGTAAAGAGTGCTTCCTGTAGCTGAATAGTTAGCGCCAGCTCTGGCCCAGAACGAAACAGTTACCGACTGCCCTTGTAAGTCTTGGAGATTGTTCGACTCAATTATCTGCCCCATGAACACACCATTTGTTCCAGTATTGCCCGCAGTGCGTTGGCAGCGAATAGCAAAAGGAAAGCCAGCCAGACCTGTAGAGCTAATTTGAGAATACGTAGCGGCAGTGCTTGCCCCACTAAACCCCCACATACGATCTACCGAATACCCCTGAGTATTGTTTGTAGAAAGCGTTGTGTTGCGCTGGAAGATGTTCATCCCGCCATTTATCAGGCGGTTCTTGAAGCCGAACGTACTCACGGCACTCCACACAGGTGTACTGTTTAACGAAGCATTTACTTCGTTCGCAGAGTTAATGAATATCCCAGAGTCAGCATCCGTGCCTTCAAACGCAGGAGATGATGCAGACCCGTTAACGCCAGATACACCGTTAGTTCCATCTAGTACGAGGGGCATAATTAAACCTCCGGTGTCGGTTCTACTTGCGCTTGTAATTTCTCAGACGCAGAAATTAAGACTGCTGCATACGCATCAAACGAAGTGATACGGACGTTATCCCGCATTTTACGGGTGTCTAGGTCAATGTATTCTTCTTCACCCCAAGTGCCGTACCACTGCACAGCGTGTAGGTCTGCTGGCAAAGATGTCATATCAACACCTGAAGCAGTTGCGCCGTCTACTATGCAAACCCCGTCGCTTGGCACTATCGTGACCCTAGAATATGTAGCCATTATTTATCTCCCATGACTAACCGTTGTGCTGCTGGCGTTACGTTTGCTGCTGCTAATAAAACGCGTTGTCCAACTTCATTCGCCTTTACCATTTCGTTTCTAAACGATTCAACCGCTGCACCTGTTTGACGCTGCTGCTGACTGTTTTCAATTAATAACATTGGCAACCAAGCCATAGCACAAGCCCATTCATCCACCTCTTTGCCCGTATTCGGATTAGTTCCGCGCACTTGGGTAAACCACGCACACTCAAGCTCTTTGCATGGCCTAAATGAATCCAACGGGCAACCGTTTTTAGCTTCAAGTTTCATATTAAACAAACCATGTGACTATAGAGAACCTAGAACCTTTTGTTACTGGCGTAATAGCGTGCGGGTATAAAAAGTTTGATGGAAAAACTATCGCGCTACCTTTTGGTGGCCTTACTTTCATAGCCCCGTTAAAAAATTCCCACTCACCACCTTCGTAATCATCATTCAACGAAAATGAGCAAGACAGTGTCCGCATAGTGTCTGTTGCGCTATCGGTGTGCACCTTATAAAAGCCGCCTATATCGTATCTTAACAAGTCATATCCAGAGTCTTTTTCAATTCGGCACTCTATAAGATTGTTGTAATTAGATATTACTTTGCTCGCCGCCAAAAATAATTCTGAATCTAATGCCGATCTAACTAGCTTATTTTTTTCGATTACTTGATTAGTTGATATTCCTATTTGTTGAACACACCTAATACTTTTATCAACTAAATAATCTGTGTTCGAATAACCTAGAATGTGAGCGTCTACCCATTCAGAATCGTCTTTATATTCAGATACGATACTATTGCATAGTGAAGGGCTTAAAAGGTTATCAAAAACCTTAATGTATTTATCTAGTGTGTCCATTAGTCTTTGGTTGCAATGATTACATCTACATAGCTTACGGCAAGGTTCAAGGTTGAACCAGAGAACGAGTGGTTGTGTGAGCCACCACCTCCAGTTGTATTGGTACCTACGATTCTCGACACAGGGGTCGGCGAAGCACTTGATGAATAGAATGAGGGACTAGTAGCGGTGAACGTATTGTAGGCGGATGGGAAGCCAGCACCCGAAGACATTTGGTGAGCGTGGCTTGGAATCTGCGAAGTCGAAAGAGTTGTATCACCCACCGTTCCGCTTGTACTCTGCGAGGCAAACGCCGTTGTAAACGCAACACTACCACCGGGAGACGCTGTGCCACTTACAACACGCAACGCTTTATTGTCGTGCGCCGTGGACTTAGTCCACCCAGTAGGTGCAGAGGTCTGCGCAAACAGCATTGCTGTACCTGACGGGAATCCCGGGGCAGAACCACTTGTCCATGTTGTGCCATTCGATGTAAGCACATTACCGTTTGTACCGGGGGCTACAAATTGAACTGCTGACGTACCGTTACCAAGTAATACGTTATTAGCTGTTAGGCTACTTTGCCCAGTCCCACCATCAGTAACAGCGAGATCTGTAGTCAATGTTATAGGCTGCACAAATGTGGCAGCACCCGCCGATGTCAGCGTAATAGCGTCTACACCGCCTACTTGGATAGCTGCGGAGCCGTCTGAATTCGCTTTGATCCCGGCTGTCATTTATATCCCCAAAGCCGCTTTAATCTCGTCCGGCGTAGTTGCAGCATCGATGTTCGTTTGTATTGTGGCGTACTTGTCACGGATAGCTTGACGTGCTGCCTCTGCTTGAGTGTAATCGTTGCCGGGAATCTGTTTCATGATGACTTCATCATGCGGCTTGAATTCTTCAGCCCTAGCATCACGCCGTATTTTGTGCGCTATGGCTTTGGCCTTATCTATATTGATGGTAATCATTCCGACGCCTCTTTAATAACGGGCTTATTGTTTTCGTCCCAACCAATCACGGTATTTTCTGAACCTGTGCCATAGTCTGCCCCTAAGCCACTAGGCGAACTAAAATCTGCTTCTAATGCGTCGGCAAAAATATCTTCTTTGGGCAACAGCTCAGAATCAATAATATGGTACGGCTTGCCCGGCGGCACATCTTTAAGCGCGATCTCCTCGATAGGCAGCTCACAGGAAGCTACAGGCACTATTATTGACAATGAATCATCATCGTTTGGGTAAATAATTATTTGCGCCATGTTTGTCCTATCTAAAAACAGCCACGTTGCCGTACGCCGGATCATAAAGGCTGGTGTTTATACCGTTTATGTATTGCACCCGTGTACTTGATGCCGTAGGCGCGGTGAATTGTGATGCGCCTCTTAGTGTTGATACTTCGCCAGCAGAATAGCCAGTCACTAGCGTACAGTAGTTAATATCAGGCATTGCGGTTGTAAAATTTATCGTGTAGTTACCAAGAGAGTTCCTTGTCACGCTAGTTACATTACCACCTGCTCTTGGGGCGTTTGTTCCTGTTAACGTGCCGTCAAAGTTTACCCATGCTCTACAACCGTAAGCTGTTGCTACTGAGCCAAAACCAGAGTTGAATTGGAATAGACCTGCGGCTGTAATGGCTGCTTGTGTTGTATTGTTAGCACCAAAAACTAAAGCTGCATTAGCTCGGTTGTAAACATAACCGATGTTGTCTCCGCCCTGAAAAACATCAAACGATGCCGCTCCAGCAGTGTTATTGTTACCAGCGCACAATATACCGCCGCCGGCTCCAGCAGCTGCGGTTGCGGAGATGTAACTGTTATTGGTTGCGCTTGCGTTAACATGAAGTCTTGAGCTAGGCGAACTCGTACCAATCCCCACGTTGCCGGAGGAGTCGATACGCATACGTTCTGCGGCGTTGGTTTGGAACCGCATAGCATAGTTGCCAGTGCTTGATATTGTGCTTCCGTTGTTATCCGTATAGATTTGCATCTGATACGACGAATCAATTGTCTGTAATTGCAATACGCCGCCAGCAGTTGTTGTGCTGCCTTGAATGACAATGCCTTTGTAATTTGTTGCAACGGAAGGCGAACTCGTGCCAATCCCCACGTTCTGCGACGCATCAAGCACCATCGCAGTCGTACCAGCCCCTGTACCCGTCTTGATCTCAAGGACACCTGTACCGTCCGACGTTATCTGTACGCCGTTCGTTGCATTACCAGCTTTGATTTCTGATGTCATTTTTGCCTCTTACACCACAACCCAACGAGAGCCGTTAGCTACCGTCACCGTTATGCCGTTTGCAACAGTAATCGTACCTGCACTCATGCCGTTATAACCAGAAGCGACTGTAGTATTCACCGTTACGTTCTGTGCATTCAAATAAATTGCAGCAGTGCCTGCACCACCATAAACCGCCTGCCCCTCATCCTCGTACGTAGACTTGCTCGCCGGATAAGTGACGAATACGTCTTTGACGTTTGCTGCAAAGTTAATTTGAGTTGTCGTACCAGATGAGTTTGACAGCACCGTGTCGCGGGAGAGCGTTGTGCCAGATGCTGTGTACGTACCGATACCGACTTCCCACGCCCCCGTGGTTCCATCAACAATCGTGTAGTAGGTAGTGTTGCCGTTACCAATGACGGCAAAAGATTGGAAGCCAGCCGATGCCCCCGCCAGCGTCAGTGTGCCTGTCCCAGCGGTCGTTGAAGTTTCTTTTACTCGATCTGCAACAACTAGCGCCATTTGATTACACCGTGTTTATTTTGTTCCAATTAGTACCGGAGTCGGTATCAATCTCATCCCAGCTTGGTGACGTATTACTGTCTATCGTCTGCCAGCCCGATGAAGTGCTTGCCTCGATCAACCCCCATCCCGGTGTCGTGCTGCTGTTTATATCCTGCCAGTTTGGTATCTGCCCATCATTAATCAACTCCCACAAGTACCGACCAAACGGCGAATCCAAGAGCCGGACTTGCTCTTGTAGGGCTACAATAAAATCAGCCGCTGCTCTTGGTGAATCTAATAATCTAGCTACTTCCGTTTGTACTGCTACGAAATCTACTTGTGGGGACTGCTCGTTATTAAATTGAACGTCTTCATCAATATCTGCGTTAAAGTCAGCCTGCGCCGTCTGAGCGTTGCTACCTGATAATGCCTCACTTATTGCACTCGCAAAATTAGTTTGCGATGCCACGGTGTCACTTACATTTATTGCTTCCGTTTGCTGAGCAAAAGCATCCTGCGTACCAGTATTAACTGCATTAAACTGTGCATCCTCATCAATGTCTGCACTAAAGTCTGCTTGCGCTGCTACAGTTGCGCTTGCGTCTATTTCTTCTGCCTGCTCTGCTACAAAGTCTGCCTGAGCTGCTACGGTCTCACTCGCGTCTACTGCTTCAGCAATTGCACCGTCTGCCGTCTGCACACCGGACACAATACTACGCATAACAACTCGGTCTTCTACAACACTGATAAGAACACCGGAAGTGATGTTCAGATCATAGCCTTCTATTGCTTCACTTATATCATCAGAAAACGGCGAAGACCCCGCAACTACTGCGCTTACATTTACCGTTTCGTTTACTGCGCCTTCAGCAGTCTGTACACCAGACACCGTGTCGTTAAACGTCGCGGACTCAGCAACAGCCCCTACAAAATCAACCTGCCCTGCCTCAGTACTACTGAATGACGCTGCTTCATCTTGAGTAGCGGCTGCGGTCTGCAACGCTGCATTTATTGCATTTAACTGAGCATCTTCATCAATCTGCCCATCAAAGACTGCTTGTGCAGCAACCGTTTCACTAAAACTTACAGACTCATCATTTGCCGCAAATACAAGCCGCTCGTCATCAACAGCGTCTAAAAGGTTTACCGTCTCTGCTACCGTAACAAAAAATACGTTCTGACCTAACGACGAGAAAGGCGCTTGCGAAAAGGTTGTAATACCAAACATGCGCCTTTACCTTTTTACGCAGCAGTCAGTTGCGCCTCTTCAAACCAGCGAGATTGCACGACACCGTCAGCATCAGTCCACGAGACGAGGTAGAAAAAATTGCCATCCTCATCCATACGCAGAGCTTCCACAGGGCCTTGCGGTACTGTAGCGACTAGCTTTACGGTGTCGCCCTTTTTAAATGTCGTTGCCATAACTGCTCCTTAATTAGACAGCGTCAGCCGAGAAGGTGTAAGTGACGTTCAGCGTATCGCCGTTAGCCACGAGCTTGTCGCCGCCAGTAAAGTCACCTTCTGAAAACAGGATGCCCGATGTGCCAGACGCCACAGTAGCCAAGAACGCGCCTGCAACAGTCGTAGTGTTGTTGATGTTAAACACGGCAGGGCTTGCTGAGTTGTCAATCACAGACGGATCAGCAGTGGTCGCCGTACCAAACGTAACAGACTTACGGTTGCCGGAGTAGTTAGTATCTTCTGTCCAGCCAGCATGAGAAGCCAGCGTGTCACCAGCGTTATAGGTGGTGCTTGAACCCGGACCAGTAATTAGGCCAAGATACCAAGCAGCGGTATATGTCGAACCTTTGAAGTACTTGGTGTTCAAATCTTGCAAACCTTGGTTAACGACAAGGTTGTGGAACTCATCTTCCCACTTCTTCTGACCGTCAGGGCCGAAACACTCGACCTTAAACACACCACCAAACTTGACGCGCCCATCGCTAGTCGTGAGTGCGCCCACGCCAGCCTGAACACTTTCACCCATTTGCGATTTTGCGATAGGCATGATAACTCCTTAAGGAAAACGAATTAAAGCCGTCGTTGCCGTATTCGCTGGCATAGTGACGGTGTTGTTTGTCGAAGTAAACGTCTTGTCCGAACCAAAGTCCAGCACTGCTACGGTCTTGTTACTACGAGTGGTGTTGTAGATCAGCGCACCACGGGCCTCAAAGTTAGCACCGGGCCATGACACATTGTTAAAGTCCACGTACACCGTACCAGCGTTAGGGCCTGTAGTTTGGGTGCTGATTGTCACGCCCGTCATGGTCACGCCGCCTGCGGTATAGCCCGTGCCGGTCACTTCGTTGTCTGTGGTGTACACAGTGGTCAACTGCCCAATATCAGCAAACGCTGTATACAACGCCATCTTTAACGTGTCGGTCGCCAAGTTCTGCCCTGCTTGGAGCATCTCTTGTTTAAAGCTGTTTGTCAGTCCTTGCTGAATCATGGGTTGACCTTAATCTTTGCCTGACCATCGCGGTACGCATCGCCACGCTCCAGACCTGTGCCCAGACGGTTAAGCTGACCCATAGCCTCTTGGTACTTCTTCTCATACTGGGCAATCATGTCTTGCTCACCCTTTAAGAAGGTGTAGCCCTCAACCAGAGTGCCATATAGCAGAACGGGCGAGTAGTTATCGCCCAGCCACGTACGCCCATCGGCAGCAGTCGTGATCGACTCAGGATAGTAGTAATAGTGCAGCTCGACGTTGTAGAGAATGTCAGGGGTCGGGCCAAGGATGAAGCTAAGTTCATCTGAAATAACGCTGGACGCAACGGTCGGGCCAAACAACGCGTAGTACTTCGGAATACCTGTGGTGTTTGGGTTTGGGTACGCGGCACGGATGAAGTTCACATCCTTGTTTAGCAGGTACTCATAGTTGCCATCATCATCAATTACCGCCATCGAGAAAACCGACAAAAAGTCAGTTGGGCAAGACAAGTATTGATTGCCGCCGGTAGTTACACCCGTGACGTTCTTGCGGAGCGCAGGAATCTGTACCGTGTTGTAAACGCGCTCTTCAGCTTGCTGGATAAACAGGTCAATCTGATCAGTACCATCAGACGTAATAAGTCCTGTCCCTGCTACGTTCGTCCAAGTATTCGTTGGAAAATCGTTTTGCAGGTAGTTTTTAACCGCAGTGAACAACTCGGTATACGTCATGATTAACCCATCGGGCCTCTTGCCATTACACCCTTAGTCGCAGCACCTGTACCACGCATTTTGATGCCGGTCGTCTTGGTCTCTTTGTAATTACCCTTAGAGATACCTGCAACTGACGGGTTCATCTCAGTCATAACCTTGGCACCTGCCGTATAGGGCAGTTCAGCTTTGTGTGGAGATAGTTTGGTCTTTTCCATTATCGGCCTCTTCCCGAAGATTTCTGGTTCATGGCACGAGCCATATTACGACCCATTTTTCGCATAGCTTCGCCGGTCACGCCGCCTTTAGCCATGCCCTTGTGCATCCGCTTCTCATGCGCCTTGACTTCCGCCTTGGCTACTTTTTTCATGCTGTCCATAATTGCTCCTACGAGATTGTTACATTCCCAACTACACCCGCTGGAGCCAAAGCATTCGGCGTTAGCCCCACATCATTGCCGCTTGCCCCACCAACCGGTGCCCAGCCCCACTGAAAAATCCTACTACCGCCCGACGGATCGCCAAAGTCGGTATTCAACGTCAACTGCAAGCCCGTATAGCCAGACTGCAAATAGCTGTTGTCCCGACGTGGTTCCCGCACTGCCTGTGGGTCTTGCACTGGATACATACCTAACTGCAACTGCGGCTGATCCGGTTCCCAACACGTAGGACATACCTTAATCGTAACCTGCTTGGTCTTGATCGTCAGCTTTTTCAGCTCTTTTAACTTGTAGCGAAACCCGCAGCGGTCACATTCCGCAATCGAGTTTTTACCACTGGAAAACCTATTGCCCATTAGAAGAACATTTCACGTGGAACAAGTCGATCAGCAGCCTTCTCACGGTCTTCACCCGCCGCTAACTCCCAAGCCTCGTCGTACTGCGCTTTGAGTACGTTCAATCTATCCAACGAGACATTGTCTTTCTTAACTGCCAGCATATACGCCAGCCCTGCCACCAAGCAGTTCTGGAAGCGAAACGGAATATCAATCACGTTCGTGCCGTCGCCAGCATCATAAACACGCTTCAAGCGCCAGTAATAGAACACGTAATACGGGTTCTGGGTCGTGCCCTGATCTGGCGCAGGCCACACATTGATCTGCGGGTTTTTCGGTGTAGCCCCTTCAGACCCAACCTTTTGCCCCGACTGACGGTTAATCCAGACCTGAATCGGACGCCCCTGTGCCAGCTTGTTCGGGATAGTCGAGTAGGTCGAGACCGAGATACGGGTGATGTTCAAATCCGTCTGATTAGGGCCTTGTCCGGAATCAGTGCGAATAACATGTTCCAGAAGATCAACGGTATCATTAGGTAGATCATAGGTAGTTACCCCCTGCGCCAAGTTGATCGAACCCTGCTCAATAGTCCACAGGTTTACGCCCCGGTTAGCCCACTCACCAATCAGGAAGTTCAGGCTACGCCGTGCGGTACGGAAATCATAGCCCGTGCGCAACTCTAAGCCACAACGCTCAAACGCCTCTTCGAATATATCGTTGAGGTCAGGATTAAAGCTAGTTGTGTTGGTTGTAAAGGCCATTATTTCCTCGCAGCCCGCATGTTATCGACTAAGTTCGGGTATGGCCTACCAGCAGCTTTAGCCATAGCTTTTGCTGCGGACTTCTTAGCGGGGCTTAACTTCTTGGACTTACCTAAGTCCTTGGGGCGTGGTTTATCCCACACCTCTCCGCCCTTTTTATATTGCGTAAAGTCGGTGTCATCCCGGCGCTTTTTCTTCTTTGCACCGGGCATTTTGGAAGGGTTAATTGCACCCATACCACGCGAGGCCATCATTAGCACAGCTTCCCACGGGTTTTACCCCGCATAGCAATACCATCCGCACGCTTAGACGCCGAACCAACCTTGCCGCCATTTTTAAATGTAGCGCCAGTAGTGGCAGCAGGTTGCGCAGTTGCTTGCGGCTGCATGTTAAACGTCTGATTTACCCCACCCATAGAGGAGCCGTCAGAAGTCGTCGTTGCAGCAGGAGCGTTCGTGCCAAACGGATACGTAGGCTGTTGAGTTACCCCACCGTCGTTATAGCGTTTCTTAGGCATTACGCCCTCCAATTAGCAGTACTTCTTCGTCTTGCCGCCGCCAGCCATCTTGACCTGCATAGCTTTAGTCTTGCCCTTCTTGGCAATACCGTCGGCTTCTTTGTGACCAGCAGCTAGGCCGCCAGCTTTTTTACCCATCGTGAGCTTTTTAGCAGCCGAAGAAAGCGAAGCAAGACGTTGACCGACTGGCATTGCAGGGGATGCTGCGCCTTTAAATGTATCTCCAAGCCCCTTGGTAGCCGCCCTTATTCCTGCGACATTCATTCCGGGTGGAAGTGCCTTGGGTTTAGAAGGCGCGGCACCAAGACCACCTCCGGGTCTAACCGCATTTGGATTAGTCGGCCCCATTTTTTTCGCACCCGCTGCTGCGGCCTTTTGTAACATCGGGGCTGCCTTGCCAGCTGCGTAGGCTTTAGCCGCGCCTAGTGCAGCACCACCCATAGCCATCTTGACTTCTTTGCCCTTGGTCTTGCCTTTCATAGCGATGCCATCAGCTGACTTGTGACCAGCAGCCAGACCGCCCGAGGCCATCTTCTTCATGCCAGCTTCTTTCATCTCATGCTTGATCATGGACTTAGGAGCACCCTTCTTCTTCATGAAGCCTATCTCCTTCTTGACCATCTCTTTTGACTCTTTCATTTCACCGCCTCCTTTAAACTTCTTGCCTTTGTCAGCTTCCATAAACTCTTTTCCCACAGATTGTGGAATCTTAGTTTTCTTAGCCACGGCTGGATTAGTTGCCACCGCAGCCATGAGACGGTGTTGTTTAGCTGAGACGCTTGGCATTAGACGATCTTCCCGCGAGTCTTGCCGCGCTGCGCACAGCCGTCAGCACGAGCAGAGGCTGAACCCCCATTTGCCATTTTCTTCACAGGCTTAGAAGGAGCTACTGGCTTAGCGCCTTTTACCGAACCCATATCTGGATCAGCCGGTGGGCTGCCCTTATCTGCGGTATAAATTTCAGCCACACCAGTGTCGCCCTTCGGACGACGATCATCTTGCTTAGCCATTAGCAAACTCTCCCTTTAGTCTTGCCACGTTGTGCGATGCCGTCAGCACGCTTGGACGCTGAACTTACCGAGCCGCCGGATGCGTACTTCTTGACTGCACCGCCACGCCTAAACCCAGAACCCAATGACTCACGCATCATTCGCTCAGATTCTCCGCTGCGGATATTTGCTTGCTCTCTTGCTTTCTTCTTGGCTTTCTCTTCAGCTTCAGCACGCTCCTGCGCGGCTTTCTTCTGGAACACGCTAGTCGTGTCAGTGCCGTACACAGTCTTATTAGTGCCTTTTAGATCAAAGCCTTTTGGCGTACTAAGATCAGGCTTGGAGTCAAACTTGTAACTGCCCGGTGAGCCCAGCTTTACTGGCGACTCAGCCTTCTTGCTTACTGGCGACTCAGCCTTCTTGCTATCTTCTGTGGGCTTAAATACTACCGACTTCGGCGCTTCGCTCTTAGCCGCTGGTGTCGCTGGCGTAGCTTTCTTAGCCACCGGTGCTGCTTTCTTAGGCGTAGTTGTTACTACTGATTTCTTGGGTGCTGGCTCGTCCTCTGTATAATAAGGATTCGCACGGGTGCCGGTTTCTTGCAGGGGCTTAGCCCCGCGTTTCTCAAGATATTCTTCTCTTGATTCAGTCTTTGGCTCCGCTTTCGATTCCACAGCGGTAGCTTCTGCATTTTTCTTGTCTCTGAACTCTTTGGCTTTACGAGCGTAATCGCTATCTTCGTCGCTCTTGCCTTTGCCTTCTTTGTACTTATCGTACAGGTGTTTACCAAGCAAAATTGCGCCTGCGGTAGTAAGGATGTCGCCACCACTGGCAAACTTTCTAACTTTCTTTTTCACGATTTATCCCCTTTGCCCAATAAGTTGATCAATCTTCGCCTCAAGTCGGTTAAAGCGTTGATCAATGTGGTCAGTAATCCGTTCAACTTCAGCTTTAGTGACGGTATCACGAGCGATCTCCTCACGAGTCCTGTTCAACAGGATCGTAATCCGCGCAAGCTCAGAAAACTTCTCATGCGCTATGTAAGCAAAAAGACCGGTAAACAGCGTCAAGCCACCAGTCCAAACATATGTCATTTCCATGCTCAGCACTTCCAAGCTCTCAAAGATTTATTAATCCGGCTGTTCGGGTCTTTTGCGGTCTTCGAAGAAGTCAGCTTCTTTTTCATACCCTCCATACGGGCACAGAATGACTTCTTCCTAGCCCCGCCTTCCGGCTGTGGGGCTTTCAGACCGGGCTTCCCCGGATTGGCTGCGTTATAAGAGGCACGCCCCTTGGCGTTCAATCCGCCCTTTTCGGACTTACCTTCCTTGCGCTGCCATGCCGGGGTCTTAGCCATAGAACACCGTTGCAGTTACCGATGAGCCACAACCCACAAAAATCCCGTTAGGGCAGTAGATGCCTTCGCCGGGGATCAGTACAGGTAGGCCAACCGTATTAAAGGTATCAAGCTCTAAAGCAATGCTGCTATACGCTGTGACGTTTCCGCTTGTAGTCGTAGTTGCCACATCCGCACAAGTAAACGTGTCGTCGCCCGTTTTTGTGATCGTATATACGCCATCCCGTCCGGTACCCGACGTAAAGTCCAAAAACACGCGCTGTCCAGTAACAAAACCGTGGTTCACTATCGTGACTGTAATGGTGGCGCTAGGACTCGTACGCGAGTACGTACCAGACGAATTGACGGTTGGATCGCAGACAGCAACATTTCTTGCGGACACAGTTGCACTTGTCACCGTGATCGACTTTAGTCGTACGGGAACCTGCGTCACCAGCAGCCCAGTGTTTTTTGCAATCGCGGACTTAACGTCTGTTTGCATCATGGCGCTACCCGTAGAAAATAGTCATCGTTACTGAGGTAGACGGTAGCAAGCAAAACAGACCGCCCCGCGCAAGAATGCCTTCACCCGGAATCAACGTGTAAAACGACGTGCCCGAAGAACAGTCAAGCTCAGTAAGAATCTTCGGATACATCGTCACATTACCGCTGGTAGTCAGACTTGCCGTGGTTACAGTAAACGTATTAGTTGTTACGTTCGCCACAACATAACTATCGTCTACCGCTGTACCAGTCGTAAAGTTAAGTCCAACCCTATCGCCGTTGGAAAGCCCGTGATTAGCGATGGTAACCGTGCAAGTCGTTGACCCCGGAATATCGTACGTACCCGACAACGCACCCTGCGTGTCAACCACGCATGAGTTAAACGTCACAGAAGTTGAGGGCGAAATAACTACACCCTTCAACCGAGTACGATCCGCGTACGCAAGCGAAGAGTTTGTCGCGTGGTATGACTTTACGTCGTATTGCATCGCCATAACAGGCTCCTCAATTAGACGTTCTGCTGACCAACCAGCGGATCGGTGACGAAGTAAGTAATAAAGCCGGTAACTGCACCCGAAGCCGAAGTATTGTCAGTCACAGTCACATACGACAGCTCAGTCAAAGCTGCGCCTGTTACAACTGAACCAACCGAAGTTGTGCCCAAAGCAACGGTAACGCCCGAAGCGATGTAGTTATTGTCAGCGGTACCAGAGGTATAGCCAGTTGCGCCCAGATCAAACGTACCAGAGCCAGTCTCAACAGTAATACTTACCGAAACTACAACAGCGCCAGCAGGTAGAATCAGCGAAGGTGCGCCGGAAACAGAAGAAACTTTAACTTGGGTGCCAGCGGTAGCTGGGGAAGCGTCAGCGATGTAGAACTGTGCAGCCATCAGGCCGGAACCACAATACGCGGTGCGAGTCTGATCGCCGCCGCCCGAACGCCAAATACTTTGGGTGGTAGAAAGTGCCATTTGAATTTTCCCTCATGCGGTTAGGTGCGCCGATCTGCATGAAGTCAGGCCGGGGAGCCTGTTCGTGCGCACCGGGTAAACCCCGGATTTACTGCCTTTATATACCTAAAAAGGGGGGCCGTAAAGCCCCCCTTTCTATTACGCGCCTTGCGAACCAAACATGCCCAGCGGGTCAGACCAGCCGAACGAATAACGCTCACGAGACTTGTAACGTACGTTGCCAGTGTCGAAATCACCGTCCATCGACTGAGCCAGTGGGCTACGAACAAAGTGCTTCATGCCGTTAGGAACATCAGTGGTCAGGAACCATGCGTTCGGATCGGTCAGGAAGTGGTTGATCGTATAGCCTTCTGGGATCGAACCGTTGTTCTTCAGAGCGTTGATGTCGTTGTCGTTAGTACCGACGCGGAGTTCGGTTTCCAACAGACGAGTAGCAACGAACTGGAGAGCAGGTGGAACAATCAGCTTCTTCGGCTTAGCAGCGATCAGCAGACCACGTTCGTCAGTCCACGCAGCGATTTGAATCACAGCGTTTTCCAGCGAAGTCTCGTTCAAGTCAGCAGCAGTAGCTGGGATGTTCGAGTTGGTGCCACCGGAAACGAGCGGGTGGTTAGCGTTGAACAGGGAGACATTGTCACCGCCCGGATAGGACGACGAGAAGCCGTTGTTCAGGACGTTAGCCGCCTTAACTTGTTTGGTGTAAGCCATAGCACGAGCCAGAGCCTTGGTATAACGAGCCGACAGGCTGTCATACAGGTTATCTTCGATGGCCTCTTCGGTCAGCGAGAAACCCAGAGCAATGGTTTCGTGGTTGTATCGAGCAGTCCATGCTTCTTGTGCGTTGTCGTACGCGATTGCAGAACCTTCGTTCTTAACCGGTGCGGCACTGAAGCCAGACAGCTTGGTTTCTTCTTCGAACGAACGCTCGGAAGTCTCGGTTTCGTAGATTTCCTTGTGCTCTTCGCCGTAACGAGCATACTCCAGACCGAACAGGGCGTTCAAGCCGGGGAGAAGCTCTTTCAGTAGTTGTGCGCGTGAAATAGCCATGATTTAAGCTCCCTTATACGCCTGTGGCATTGTAATACGAGTGGTAGCCGAAGTTGAACTTAACGATCACTTCAACAAAACCAGTCGTGGTTTCGGTGTCAGGCACCATATCAACTACACGCATTGGCAGTGAAGTCGTTACGCCGTTAGCGTAAATGCCGATACGAGAGTTACCCGTTGTGGTCGAGCCGGTGTTCAACACCAGAACCACGTTGTTGCCCAGAGTGGTTTGTACCAGAGGTACAGGAACCAGACCGGTGCCGTCAGCGGTGTCACCAACCGACACGACCTTATAAAGCTGGTCAGGATCGTCAGCAATGTACGCTTGAGCATCAGTTACGCCAGAGGCGAAACCGGGCCAGTACTGGGAGAAAGTCAGTTGCTTAGTCACCGGATTGGTGTAAGTGCAACCGAGGAAAACACCAACAACGCCCGCAACGGGAGAAGTATCAGTGTCCAGAGTTGAGATAATGATAGTACCGCTCGATGCCAATTGGACTACATCACCGTTAAAAATAGCGGTGTTGTAGTTGACCGAAGAGGTCGTAATAGGCAACTGACGGGTTGCGCCCGCAAAAACCTGACCACCAATCAAATTGATTGGCTTTAGGCCGTAGGGGGCTGCAATCACTGGGTAAGGCGCAGTTTGAGCCATGATTTACTCCAAAAAAGTTATTAACCTTTGCCGAACGATGTCGAGGATTTCTTCTCAGAGAAAAGAGGCATCCGCGAATCGCTTTCCCGCATGAAGCTGTTGTCGATTGCAGTCGTCTGTGCTTGAGTCTGGTTCGCATAATATTCATTACGCTGTCCTACAAACTCTTGCGGCGTCTTGCAAAGCACCAGCCCACCAATCTCGATATTGTCCTTAAAGCGACTGCTCGGATCGATTAGCAGTTGAAATTTAGGTTGCTCAGACACTTTTACAGGCTCCCAACCCTCACGCAACTTCGCCGAGAGGTTACGGGGATCGGCCTTATCCAAGGTCGAGACACGAATCCACCTGTACACAAAACCGGGTTGCTTATCTGGTTCTGGCAGTAGCTCAGCAGGTGCCCACTGCTTGGGGCGTTCCTGTTGTGTACGGGTTTCAAGTTCACGAGTTAGTCGATTTTCAGCCATTATCTGTTCTCCAATTTGAGGACTTCACGGGCATATTGCTCCGGGGTCAGTTTAAATTTCTTAGCCAGCGCAGCTTGTGTCGCTGTCAACTTAACCTGCTTCGGAGCCGTGCTCCGTTTAGCTGAAGCTACGACTGTACTCGGTTTACTTTTTTGAGCTTTTGGTGGCTCAGAGCCCCCACTATCGGGGAATGCTTCTGGGAATCGCTTGCGGATCGTTTTGTCGATGCGCTCGTAGTAATCGTCAGTACCAATATATTCAGGGCCGTACTCACGATACAACTTCTTATGCAACCCCATTGCAGCGTCGGTCATCTCCTCGTCCTTCTGGAACCAATTCGAGTTACGACGTTGCCAATCTGCAAACTTTGGATCAGCAGCTTGACTTTTGTTGTCAGGTTGCGATCTTTGCGGCAGTTGTACCTCAGTTTCTTCCTCTTGTAAAGTGGGCTTAAAGTTTTTCGTACGATCCAACTTTAAGGACGCATCTACTAGGGCCTGCTGTGCATCAACTAACTTCTCAGCGTCACCTGAGTCGTAGGCTTCCCGGTAGTTGCGTTTCGCCACTTCCACTTCGGTTTCAGCTGCCGCTTTGACCGTTGCGATGTACTCCTGCTCACCAGACGAGAGGGTAGCCTTGAGGCGCTTATTCTCCTCAAGAATGCTTTGAGCTATCCGCAGAGCTTCTTCTTGCTCACGGAAAGCTTTCTCCTTCTCCCTACGCTCGTCATGCCAAGCTTTTTTATACTGCTTAAACTTGACAATTACTTCGTCAGGGTACTCGCCGCCTTCTTCTGGGGCTTCCAGTGAATTAACTATATCTTTGGGGAGGGGTTCCTTACCACGGTCTTCTTCCGGGGTATCGTCCTCGATCTCGACGGTAAACTCCTCGTCTTCGTCCTCTTGGGCTGAAGCTTTGGTCTCGTCTACCTCATCGGGGAACTTGTATTCATCCTTGTCCATGTATTCTCCTTATGCTCGTGAAATACCGCGTGGGTCATCCACAACACCCTCGATTGAGTCATCGTTGATCAGGCGAAACTCCCGACCATGAATCTTCAAACGGGTGCCGCTATTCGGGCGTGCAAGGACAAAATCGCCCTCTTTACACCACGGCCCACTAGGGAATCGGCTTGCGTCTTTGTAGCAATCTGGCCCCATCTTCACGACAAAAAAGACCGTGCTAAGGACTTCCTCATAGTGCATGGTTGAGTCTGCCTTAATGATCCCGCTATCGTATTTAGCTTCGATTTCAGGGATTGCTACCAAAATGTGGTAGCCAGAAGGTTGTGGCAGTTGCGTTGCCTTCTCTTCTTGTGTTTCCGGCAGTGTAGATACTTCACCGCTTTCTGTAGCGATGGCGAGTTCAGTCATCAAAGTGCTCCATGTGTTTTGCGAGGTCTATAAGGTAAGACTCTATGGCGGTGAGACCTCGAATTTCACCGCACATAAATTGGTACTCATCAAAGGTCTTAGCCGATCTGTTGGCTAACGCGTCGGAAAGTTGTGCCCGACGCTCCCTTAGTTCTTTAACCGCCGCTTCTATAGCGTTCATTTTTTACCTTTTTGTGGTGGTCTATTCTGCTGATTCATACGCTGCTGCTGCAAGGTCATCGCTGCACGGAAGCCTTCACTCTCCTGCGTACGATCCATTTTCATGCGGTCAGTCTGTGTTTTAACCGCCATGTTTGCACCAGCAATCTCCTTCTGAGCGTCGATCCGCTCACGCTCAATCTGCAACTGCTGTTCACGAGCAAGGGCGTCGGCCTGATCTTTAGCGATCTTGCGCTGAACTTCTGCCTGCTTGATCTGCAACTCTTGCATCTGCATCTGGATGATCGGGTCTTGCATCTGCTGCTGAGCCTGTTGTTGCTGGGCCTCCTGCATGTGCTGCTGTACAAGCTGTTGTGATGCTTGGGCTGCGGCTTGAGAGATTTGAACTTCCATCTCTTTCGGAATTTCAGCCTCGTTATCTTCCTCGTAGTTCGGAAGAGTAATGCCCATCGCTGCTTCCATCTGCTTGCGGTACTCGTAACCGACGTGCTCATTAATGTGCGCCATCATCGCCGCTTGCATCGCTTGCGCATTAGGATTCTGCGACAGAATCTCCTGCACTTTCGGGTCTTGCATAGCACCCATGTGAACAGCGATATGCGCCTGATGATCCTGATACAGGAACGCTTTGACAGGCTTACCCATCAAGACGTTCTGGTTCTCAGTCACGGGGTCGCGCGGGCGAGTGTCGTCTTCGGTCGGAATTAACTTGTTTGCGTTCTTCACGCCTAACACTTCCACCATCTGACGGTGCAACATCGGCATGTCGTACAACTGAGGAGCACTTTGCGCAAGCTGGAACACTGCCTGATACTGCACAACCTTCTGCGACATCGTCGCCGCATTCGGGTCACTTACAGGAATCACGTCTACTTGGTCGTAGTCGCTCTGCTTCGCACGACGCGAACCATCTACTGGCTCGTAGCTGTACTCTTCCGGCGCAAAATCACGAATAATTTCTTTAAGAAGTCGAAACTCTTCGTGCATCGCGTAGTGAATACGCGCTTGAACCGCTGACATGATCTTCAGGGTTCTTTCTAAAATAGCCAGCGTCGTCCCAACGGGGGATTGGGCAGACATGTCGCTGACCTTGAGATCAGCTGCGCTGGCAAACCTACGGCCTTCTTCGATGATCTGGTTCATCAATCCAGACAAAACCTGCGAAGGCTCTTTGTACGGCAGTGGCAAGATGTTGTCACGGATAGAACCTGACGATACATCTACATCCCTAAATTCACCCGGAGAGATCGGTGTGTCGTCGCCTTTAACACGCATACCGCGTGTTTTCAAACCACCCGGCAGGTTAGAGAGCGTGCCTGCGTCTACAAGCTGACGCAGAATAGACGTACCGCTCTTCGCATACGCTCCGATCAAATGGATCAAACCGAAGCAATAGAAGCCAAAGCCGGGGATGTAGCCGTAGTGCACAAAGTGAGTACGCTTGTGTTGAAGCTTGTCCTCGGGTCTCCAGTTGCGGCGGATCGAGAGAATCGTCTGCGTGCTCTTCTCTATAGTTACAATGTATGGCAGAGCAATACCTGTCTCTTCACCATCGTCGTCTACGTCCTCATAGCCCGGCAAATCCAAGTCAACTTGCATCTCAAGGAGCTTATAGCGGTCGTCAGTTGTCGCTCTAAAGCCCAGCTTCTCTGCAATCTTCTTCTCGACTTCTTCAATGGTATTAACTGGGTCGCCCAAGTCAACGTCAAGATAAAAGCCTGAGACTTGTAGTTTGCGTAGCTCGTTCGGAGTCTTACGCATGACGTGTGTTACACGCTCCGACGTTCTAAGTGATGACGCGCCATACGGCACAACTACGTCTTCAGCAGGAACATAGATCGATGTCTGCCGTCCGAGGGACGGGTCGTAATACACCTTCTTGAACGCATTACCAGACAGACCCAAGCCCCAGAGCATACGCTCGTGTTCAGGGCGGTATTCAGGCATTTCTTCGGTCAGACGATAGTTCATGTCGTCTTTGACTCGCTCAGAAGCCTCTTTCTTTTCAGTAGTCTCTTTACCGATAATTTTCGTCTTAACCGGCCCAGCAGCCGGGAAAGTTTCCATGATCGTTTCCGACTGGAACTTGACGAGTGTTTCTGTGAGAAGAGGGTGTGTAACTCCGCAAGCACCTGCCCAAGGTTCTGTCCGTTCTTCAAGTTTCATCCCCAGAAGGTCAAGACCGTCAACATACGTCTGCACCCAGTCCTTACGGCTAGATACATCCTCCTCGTAGTCGCCAATCAACTCACTGGCAAGAAGCGACAGCTCACTGTCTGATATGAACTCAGCTAAGTTCGCCTCAAAGTCCTCGTCGTCCATCTCACGAGGCTCGATCTCAATCTCCAACCCTTCCGTGCGCAGACGCACAGCTTCTGGGTCTTCAATCTCAATCTCCAAGTCAGGCTCCATCTCTGCCTGCTCTAAACCCAACGGGGCTGCGTACAATCCCTTCTCGATACTCATGATCAATCCTTAATAGTAAGCGGCACGCCGCTTCGACTTAAACAGCTGAATTTCTTCAGGTTCGTCGTTATGCAGTCTAATAAACCCACCTTGCCGGAAACGTAGTAGAGCCAGCGTGGTCGAGTCCACCAAGTCATCATTAATGCCAGACGGGAAGTCGTTACACTCTTCTATGACCTCCATCGCCCAACGTCTGTGTGGTGCCCACACAATACCGCTATGAAACAGTGAAGAGACAGCGTTTACGCGAGAAATCTTGTCTTGTCCTTTGCCCGGTGTGAACTCTTGTATT